CAAGGCCAAATCACCGTGCTGGAGCAGTCCTACCGCGTTCCCAGCACCGTCCACCAGCTTGCCGAGCGCATCGTCCACCGCATCCGGGAGCGCCAGCCCAAGGAGTGGCGGGCCCGGGACTTCGAGGGCGAGGTCAAGACCTACTACCGCTTCGAGGACGTTGCCCTGGGCGAAGGCCAGTGGCTCATCCTTGCCGCCACCAACTACATGCTCAACCCCATCCATGAGTGGCTCAAGGGCCAGGGCGTGCTGTTCGAGCGCAGCAGCGTGCCCAGCATCCCGCCCAAGATGGTCCAGGCCGTGCAAAGCTGGGAGAAGCTGCGCCGGGGCGAGCAGGTGATTGGGTCAGGGGTGGTCGATCTGTACAAGTACCTAGGAGCAGAGTTCGTGGCCCGAGGACACCGGACCTTCAAAGGGGGCGACCCAGGGGTTCTGTATACGCTGGATGACCTCAAAACCCACCACGGGCTGCTGGATGCGCCCATCTGGCACGAGGCCCTGACCCGCATTGCTGACGACAAGCGCGACTACCTTGTGGCCGTGCTGCGCCGGGGCACCAAGCTGTCCACCATCAACCGCATACGCCTGTCAACCATCCACGGAGCCAAGGGCGGGGAAGCGGACAACGTCCTGCTGCTCATGGACCTCTCGCCAAAGTTCGCCCGCGAGTACGCCAGCAACGGCGACAACATGCATCGCCTGTTCTATGTCGGGGTCACCCGCGCCAAACAATCGTTGCACCTAGTGCTACCCAAGCACCAAGAAAAAGGATTCCGCCTGTGAAGACCATTCCGATGTTCCCCTCGACCACCGAGTGGGTGCCGCCGCAAACCTTCCCCAACCTGAGTGAAGCCAAGGAGATTGCAATTGACCTCGAAACGTGTGATCCGCATATGGAATCTATGGGTCCCGGTTGGCCTCGCGGCGACGGGTTCATTGTTGGTTACGCAGTCGCCGTCGATGGCTGGGCTGGGTATTTCCCTGTTGCTCATGGCGGTGGGGGTAACCTCGATAAACGTCTTGTGGAGCGTTGGATACGGGACGTCCTCGCAACCCCTGCCGACAAGATCATGCACAACGCCGCCTATGACGCCGGGTGGCTGGGTGCAAGTGGATTCACCATCAACGGCCGCATCTACGACACCATGCTCGCCGCTCCCCTTCTGGATGAGAACCGATTCTCATACAGTCTCAATGCGCTCGGCTTTGATTACCTCAAGGAAGTCAAAAGCGAGCAGGCTCTCAAGCAGGCCGCAGCCGATTTCGGTGTCCACCCTAAAAAGGAACTGTGGAAGCTCCCGGCCATGTACGTCGGGGACTACGCCGAGCAAGACGCTGCGCTGACCCTCAAGCTCTGGCAGCACCTGAAGGTCAAGATGCGTCAGGAGGAGGTCGAGTCCATCTTCACGCTGGAAACCGACGTCTTCCCGGTCCTCTTGAACATGACCCGCCAGGGCATCCGCTTTGACCGCGCCAAGTGCGAGCAACTGATCCATCAGATGCAGCGGCGCGAGAAGGAGCTGCTGAAAACCATGAAGGAGCAGGCCGGCACTCAGGTGGATGTCTGGGCCGCGCAGTCCATTGCCCAGGCCTTTGACCGCCTTGGCATCCCCTACAGCAAGACCACCAACGGCCTGCCCAGCTTCACCAAGGGCTTTCTGGACTCCTGCGAGCACCCGCTTGCCAAGATGATCGTGGAGGCGCGCGAGACCAACAAGACACACAGCACGTTCTTGCAGCCCTATCTGGACTTCAGCGCCAAGACCGGGCGCATCCATCCGCACGTCAACCAGATGCGCTCGGATGACGGTGGCACGGTGACCGGGCGCCTGTCCATGGCCAACCCCAACCTGCAGCAGGTGCCCGCTCGGCACGAGGTGATCGGCCCGATGGTCAGGAGCCTGTTCCTACCGGAAGAAGGCGAGCTGTGGGGGTCCAACGACTTCTCGTCCCAAGAACCACGGCTCTTGGTCCACTACGCCAACCTCCTGGACCTGCCCGGGGCCGACGTCATGGTGAACGCCTACCGCAACGACCCCAATACGGACTTTCACCAGATGGTCGCCGACATGGCCGACATCAAACGCAAGGCGGCCAAGACCATTGGCTTGGGGCTGATGTACGGCATGGGCAAGAACAAGCTGGCCGGCCAGCTCGACCTATCCGTGGACGAGGCCAGCGAGCTGATTGAGCGCTTTCACAAGAAGGTGCCGTTCCTTAAGGGCACGGTCAATGCCGTCATGAAGCGCATCGACCATCCGGCTGCCGGCGGGTCCATTCGCACCCTCCTGGGCCGCAAATGCCGCTTCCCGCTGTGGGAGCCGATGGAGTGGGGCGTGAACAAGGCGCTGCCCCGTGAGCAGGCCGTCATTGAATACGGCCAACGGATCAAGCGCGCGGGCACCTACAAGGGCCTGAACCGCCTGATCCAGGGGTCAGCCGCAGACCAGACCAAAGCGGCCATGGTGGCCCTGGCAAAGGCCGGGATGCGCCCGATTCTGCAGGTGCATGATGAGGTGGCCCTGAGCGTGAAAAGCCGCGAGGAGGCCGAGGAAGGCGCCAGGATCATGGCTGCTGCCGTTTCCTTGCAGGTGCCCAGCCGCTGCGACGTAGAAGTCGGCCCAAGCTGGGGCGAAGCAAAATAAAAAGGCCCCGAAAGGGGCCTTATGCTACGTAGTCGTGGAAGATGAAGCCCTCGTCGGGCATCTTGTGTCGGTTGACGATCATGTTCTTGACCGTCACGATCTTCCCGCTCTTTAAGCGCCTGATGTGCCCCCTGCGCATGTGAGGCTTGGGGCTGGCATGTGTGCCGCCCTGGGGCTGCGTTGCCACAGAAGGCTTGATCTCCACCGTCGTCCACTCAAAGAACGGGCGCTTGCCCTTTCGGGCACGCTTGGCGTTGACCGCAGCATCCGTAGTGCAGCGAGCCACCGTTGCGCTGGAATCGCCCATGACAGCCAGGGCCAGGATGCGCCGCATCGCCACCATGAGGTTTTGTGACCCCAGTTTGGCGCAATCCGGTTCCGTCCTGCCCATCGCTTTCACAAACTTCGGCGAGACATAGATGCGCTTGTCCTGAGCGAAAGAGCCCGAAGAACGGATGACAACGCTGCCCCGATCTCTTTCAGTGTTGGTCCACCACTGATAGATCAGCTCATTGCCCACCCTTTCCAGAGTGATCGTCGCCGCCCCCCGACTAACCGTTTCTCCTGTCATGCGAACAGGCAAAAGGATTGACATCTGCTCGAATGGGAGCGGCCAGTCTTGGTGGGGGGTGTAGTCCCCGAAAGGAAGATGACCCATCGACTCTTTCAAGCGACGGGCATCTTCCTCCGTGGCCAACGGGCCACTGGCAAAGTCGATCCACGTGTATTGCACAGGATCGAACGGCACCAGCGGCGCATATTCACGGATCAACGGGCTCATCGGAACCACCCCTTGATTCGCTGCCAGAAGGTCGGCGGTTTCTCGCCGTCTTCGAACAGGTCGAGCTGGGTGAGCCGAAAGAGATACTCTCCCGCGCCCCGCCCCGGCGTCAGCTCCGCCTGGAGCTTGTCCTTGGCCGCCAGATACAGGCCCGCCCGGCGCACGACAGAGGACGGCATGCCCGTCCACGTCGCAAGCTCAGACGTCCTGCCCTGGTAGCCGTTCCTGCGCAACTGCGCAAGGATCATGGCCCGCGCGTCTTCCGGGCTGATCCGCTTGGAGTTCACCTTAGAACACCCCAAACCAGATGCCCGTGCCATGCACGCAGCCCACGGGGAAGAAGATCGCCCCTGCGATCAAAAACCCCCACTTGGCCGCCTGTAAGCACGTGACCACATGCGTGAGCCACGCAGCAGCGACCCAGCCAATTGCCAGGATTGGAAAGAGTTCGCTCATAGATCAAGCTCCTGCATCAGTTGTTGAAGACGGGCCGTCTGGCATTCCAAAGCTTGGTTGTACGCAACAAGCTGCGCAGCAAGGCTGGAGCCTTCGACGGACTTTTCCGCCCCACCCTGGGTAGCCGGGTAGGAGATGCGGACCATGGACAGGCGCTCAGACAGGGCATCCACCGTAGCGGATAGCTCCATGAGCTGCTTTTCCATGCGCCGCACGCTGCGGATCACGCCGCCCTCGGCACTTTGGCTTGCCCCGGAGATGGCAGGGCCGTAGCGTAGGCTTTGCGGGGCGATCTCCTCATATGCCTTATTTTTGTAGGGGTCCCTGGGCGAGTAATCCCTTGCAGTCTGGTCGTAGCTCATCGTGCATTCCCCTTTAGCCGGTCGGCCACCAGCATCGCGTAGCCGGCAATGTCGGTCCAGGAATCGACGTTGTCCGGGTTGCCGTTGACGATGCGCGCCATCTTGTGGACGATCATCTCCAGAGCTTCCCACTGATCATCCGCAAAGGTCTTGCCGTGCTTTTGTGCGTGTTCAGACATCGTGCGCTTGATCGACTGCATGAGGGCAGCGCCATCGGCGAAGGTGCCGTACTCCACGGCCCGCGTGTCAAGGACCTGATCCACTACGCTGGGCTCAGGAATCTCAGGAACAGGCGGCACGGGCAGCAGCTCGGGCGGCGAGAAGAACCCCTCGCGGACCTTCTTGCGCATGTTGTAGATGTATGGGGTGCTCACCTTGAACTTGGCCGCGACGTCAGCAGGCTTGGCGTCAGGGTTGTTCGTCAGGTAGGCTTTAATTTTTGCAGTCTTTGATTTCATAGCAGTGCTTCTTCCCAGTCAGGGTTTGGTTGAGGTTTCTCTTTCGGCGGCACGGGCATGCGGTCGGGGTCCAACCGCTCAAACGGCCACCAGCGTTTGAGTTCTTCTTCAGTCAGTCGTTTCTGCTTCATCTTTCTCCTTTCTGATCATGCTTCTAGCTTTCTTGTTGAGCAGGCACTGCGTGACGTAGTCCATCGCTTTTTCCATGTCATTGACAGTGCATGCCTGCAACTGCGCATCGTGGATTTGCATCCCCAGGTTCAGCGCAGTCAGTTCGGGCCCTCGCAAAATAAACTTGCCAGTCTCCACTCCTCGGCGTCCCAACTCCAAAAGAGCGTCTTGCGCGGCCCGAATCTCCTCTGCCCAGTCCTCTCCAAACTTGAAGAAGGCCAGGGCCTCAGTCATGTTCAAAGCACCAATGAGGACGTCAATATCCTCACGGGTACCCATACCTCTTCTCACAGCTTCTAGGGCCGTGTGGTTCTTGATCATCAGCGTCACGCCCTCGCTTATCGAACCCACGCGCTTGAGGCCCGATAAGACGTGATTGATGGGGTCAAGAATGACTCCCTTAGGGCGGTATTTGCTGCGTTTCCTCACGACTATCCTTTCTGTTACGCAAGTGTAACTCAGTTATTTTTTAGATGTCAACGACTTTACAAGCAGCGCCACCACTTTTGGGATGGGCACTTCTTGTTTGATCCACCGGCTGACAGTGCGGTAGTGGACATCGATCAAATCTCCGAAGTCCTTTCGCGAGATGCCAACTTGCTTCAAGCTGTCTTGTAGTTCTTGTCCGGTCATTTCGGTTGCTCCTTCTTTCCTTTTTCTCCTGCCGCCCTGGCGGCTTTCTCACTGGTGTATTGCTTGCCGCTGCTTTTGAGGACGTACAGGCCGCTCAAGTCATCCTTTTTAATTTCTTCAATCACTTCCCCGTCTTCGGCTTCCAGCACCCAGTGCGTGATGTTCCACTGCTTCCACTTCATCCCTTTTCCCCTTTGGGCACCTGAACGTGCTGCATGGACAGCAAGACCTGGGCCTTGCGCCGCACTTCCACGGTCACGGCGTGCCCCAGGCCCTCGGGGTCGGTCAGCTCCAACAGGAAGCTGCGCAGTTGCACGTTGTGCGCTGCAATACGGTCAGCGGCCGCTTTCAAGGTTTCCAGATCGCTCATTTCATCCGCCTTTCATCAATCCACAAAACAAGACCCAACAGGGCCAGCGGGGCAATGCCCGCCACAAACACGAGATACATCACGATTTGTCTCCTTGCCGCAGTGCAGCAGCGATTGCCAGGGTGCCGTAGCCTTCTTGGCCTAATCGCTCGACCATCTGCGCACACGCCTCGCGCTCGGCTGCAACAGCGGCCCGCAGTTGTTCGCCGGTGAACAAGTCATCGCCCTCGTAGCTGGCGTTCAAGTACTGCGGCGTCGCCATTTGGTTCACCGCCTTGTCTACGCTGGACTGCATCTGCTTTTGCATGCCGTCGATAAACCCGCGTTCATATTCAGCGCTAGCGTTCAAGGGCAGCGGTTTGTAAAACTGTTCCCACGTCATTCCCCACCCCCGATCAAAGCCCAACCAAGGAACCCAAGGCAGACTAAGTTCCAACCAATGAGAAACCACAACAGTGCGTCAGTCATGCTCATAGCTGCCTCCCAGGCGATCTCGTGGCGCACGGGAACGTCCTTTTCAAGACATCCGTGACAATCACGTCGGCAGTGAAGTGGCGAATCGCCGGGTTGGCCTCGAGATAGTTGCGCACCATGTCCAGCACCTGCCCGGACGTAACGCTCGGGGGCACGCAGGCCGTCACGCTTTGGATTGAATCAGCCACCCCCATCACATACCCCAGCGCACTCATTTGAAAACCGTGCGACCCCTTCATGTCGGACAGCAACTTGTTGCCGTCCAGAAACTCTGCATGCGCAGCGCCAGCCACAAGGGCAAGGCATATCAGCGCGCGCCTCACTCAAACCTCCACCGGTGGTAGCAGTCCGGGCACGACCGGTACGTCGTCTCAATCCCCGTGACCAGGGTGTTGTGCACCGAGTACTCCGAGCAGCCGCACTCGGGGCACGCCCTTTCCTCAAATGCATCCATAACCTGCTGCGTCACCACGGCCCAGAGCTGGTTGTCATGGCTCTTCCACAGGCACAGCAGGCCGTAGCGCTCCGGGTCCAGAAACGTCAGCCGGTGCTTTTCGGCCTCGTCCCGCGTGCCAAGGGCCACGCATGTGATGGACTCAGTAATCATTTGTCCCCCCTCGTGCGCAGCATTGCGTCGGCCAGTTGATACGCTTGGCGCGCAACACCTTCTGGCGTGAATGTCAGTGTCCCGTCCCTAAAAATGTGCCCGGAGCTGACCATTGCAGCCGCGAAGTAGTCGCGCAGGGTCATGTCCTTGGCCGCCCCACCAAAGCGGGTGAGCCAGTCCACGTAAATATCTTGTTGGTCCTTCATTGCTGCTCCCCCTTCTGGGCGTTCTGGACCATGTGCCACAGGCGCGCGTACATGTCGGCACCGGTGTTCTTCATGTACTCCTTCATCTCCATGATCCCAGGCAGCGCCTTCTCAGGGATGTTCACCTCAATCAGGCAGCCGCGCTGCTCCATGGTGATGCGCAGGACAGGGATGTCGTCGTGCTGCGGATGGGTGGTGTTGTCAGTCATCTATCGGTCCTTTCAGTTGTTGTCAAAATCGTCCCAGCTCTCGTCGCCCTGCGCGATGGCCTCTTCAATCCGGGCAATGAGCTTGTCCGACATCACCGGGGCAATGTCCACGTCAGAGCCGGGCAAATACACGTGGCACAAGGTCCACGTCTCCGGATAATCAGGCTCCAACTGCAAGCCCGTACCGCGCTCGCGGGCCCCACGCTCCTCAGGCTCGTAGGCAAACCAGCACTCCAGGTCTACGCCAAGGTCCTCTGAGGCCCAGGAACGCAGGGTCAGGCCGTCTCTTGTGTGATCGGTCATAGCTGCCCCTTCCCACACATCACCGTGCGGAACCAGGAGTACAGGCGCACGGGCCACGGATCAGGGACCGCTGCAATGTGGCCAGAAGCCTCGAGCAGGCCGGTCTGCAGGTCATACGCATCGCGGCTCGGGTGCCAGTCAAGCGGAGGCTCATACCGTGAGCCTATGAGTACTTTGCCAGTATTAAACGGTGGCGTGCGGTCAGTCATTGCAGGTCCTCCTTGTCAGCCGGGGTCAGGTCCTCATACGCCGCCGTCACACCACCGAGCAAAGCAGGCAGCGGCATGCCCACGGCCCGCGCCATGACGGCAACGGCCAAAATGTGCGCCAGCAAGGCATCTACAGGGCGATCAAAATCCTTCTCGGCATGCGACAAGACTTGGTGCGTTGCAGCACAAATCTGGTCGTCAAACAGCTCCGGGTCCTTGGTATTCATGGTGTCAGCTATCCTTTCTGTACGTGGTTGAAAAAGCTTGTAACCGGGCATAAAGTCTAGGGGGCATAGGGCAAAGTGTCAAGTGGGTGGGGAATAGGTGTTTACCCTAGGGGGAGGGACCGAGGACCACGGACCACGGGGCTTTTTATGCAAGAAACGGCATAAAGGGGCGGTTCTTTACTACTTTTACGGAAACCTATAGGGGATTGAGGGGTCGAGTGTGTGTGTGAAATTGAAATAACCCTAAAAACAAGGATTTGGTGTAATATGATGAAATGACAGAGGGGAGCAAGGGGCTTACGCTTAAAAAATGAGCAGTGATGAGACGGAATGACCGTAATTTTCAGGGGAGACCCGCGAGATGCTTTTTTTAATTTCGAAATCACTTTTTTGGCTGGAAATCCTCTATAGGGGGCCACATGGAAACTGAGCACCTGCTTTTCCCGGGCAAGGGGGGACGCTTCCGCTTTCCGTTCGCGACCATGAAAGTCGGGGACTTCTTTTTCCTGACCATGGCGGATTCGGCGCACAGCGCGTGGGTTTCTGCCAACCATCACGCTAAGGGCAACCCTGGCAAGCGCTTTGCCAAGATGCGCGAAGAGGGGACGGGCTGGTGGAAAATTGTTCGCGTAGCGTAGGGTCTGCTACACTAGCCTAATTGCTTTACCTGTGACGCCGCCATGCTACAAATTGAACGCGGGGTGACCTTCCCCGTTACGCGCTCGAAGTATCCGTTTGCTGACATGGAACCGGGCGATAGCATCCTGTTTCGCGAAAAGGCGCACGCGAACTCCGCGCGCATCTCATCCATGCGCTTCGTGCGCCTTCGTCAGCCTACGTGGAAGTTCGTCATGCGCAAGGTCGAAGATGGCTGGCGCATGTGGAGGACTGTCTGATGACCAAGAAGGATGTCTGGAACGTCCCGCCGGTGGTACCGGATAAGGCGCGGGCCAGGATGTCCCGGGAGGTCGCCCCGCTGCGCAAGCAGCGCAAGACCCTGAACGCCAAGGAATGGAAGTTCGTCACCGAGTATGTGGCTGGAGACGGCCGGGTGACGCTCAAAGAAGCCGCCATCCGCGCGGGGTACAAAGACACCTCCGCGTCCGTGATGGCCTGGAAGCTGACGAACCCTGAGATCAACCCCCACGTGGTCGCGGCCATCCAGGCCTACCGCGCCGAGCTCAATTCGAAGTACAACACCAGTTACGAGCGGCACATGCGGGACCT